CCTTGAACAGTTCCACGAAATTTCCTGTGATGCAGATGGCGCGCTGACCTCAGAGGATTTCGCGCAGCTGGTGTACTGATTGATGTACTGATTGGTCGTTGCTGGGGCTGATTCGCCGCATCCAGTCTTCGACATCAGACTGGCGCCAGGCGACCGAGTTGGGTCCTATTCTAACCTGTTTCGGGAACGAGCCTTCGCGAATCCGACGATACAGGGTGTTCTTACCAAGTCCCGTGGTGTGGAGTACTTCTTCGATGCGCATGAAGCGATCGATCTTCTCTGCTGCGCTCATGGCAATACCTCATCGCGCCGGCGATGGTGGAATGGGGTTGGGTTATGCGGAGGGTGGGGCGGGGAGTGGTTGCCAGTGGGTTACGTCAAGCAGGTCGTGGAATTCATCCACGAAGAAGCTGTTGTGCTGAGTAGCGAACTCGATACCACCGTCCACCCACACGAGGACGCATTGATCCTCCGGCGGCAGCCGATCCTTGACGCTGATCCACTCGCTCATCCCATCTGCCTCCCGATCTCGGCAGCGGCGCGGACGACGGCGCGGCGGGTTCCGTAGTCGTCGAGCGCTTCGGTGGTGATGATCGAATCAGGACTGCCCTTCGGCTCGCACATAACGCTGTCATGCTCGGGGCATGGACTGATCTCGATGGCCAGCTTCACCGCCAGCCGCAGCGCATCACCATCGTCATGCAGCGGATCCCACTGCTTCCATCGGCCTGATTCTGCGAGGATTACCGGTACTGGCGGCCGGGAAAGGCTGCGCATCGAAGTGGAGAATTGGTAGCCGGCCGCCTTCGCCGCCAGCTCCAGCAGTTCACGGTCGGTCATGGCTTGTCTCCCCACTTCACTTCCAGCCACAGGTCGACAAATTGACGTTCCTCGGCCCGAACAGCGCAAACGTAGCCGAGGCCGCGCAGCTCCTTCAGGATCGCGATGCACAGCTTCGGGTAGTCGCATTCGTTGCAGTAGGTGCTAGTTCCGAAACCATAATCGCGGGTGGTGTACACGTACTTGCCTTCGGCGGCAGCCTTGGCGATGCCGGCGAGGATGGTATCGACGGCGAAGGCTGGGTCCTGTGCGCGCGCCATGTCGCGGGCTTGCTCAGCGGTTAGTCGGCTCATGGCTGCTTCACCTCTATTCCGGATTGCTGGAGGGCTTCGACTACCTCGGAGTAATGCGGGAACTCCCAGTCCGGCAGCTTCACCCTCAGAGCCGCGCGGCTGGCTTGCCAGGCATGCAGCATCCACTTCTCTATGGCATCACCAAGCGGCTCAAAGCCTCTAGCCTCCACTCTTTCTCGAACTCCAGCGATATACTCTTCAAACTCTTCTCGAATGTCAGGCACGGTCGTTCTCCTTGGGGCGCTTCCAGCCTTCCTGATCATCCTCGCGGCCACCCCATTCGATCTCGGGCTTGCTCCAACTCTTGATCAGGCCATCGACGCCCACCTTGAAGATGATGTAGTCGCCATAGCCGTTCTCGGTCGGGCAGAGGAAGTCGTCCGGTACGTAGTAGCCGGCCCACTGGGCGACACGTTGCCGGTTGTCGTCGAGCAGCCAGTACTGGCCTGCGTCGCAGACCTTGTAGTGGATGTCGGCGATCATGCCGGCCGGCCAGTCCATCACCATGCCATCTTCCAGGCGGATCACTGGACACCAGAGGTCGTCACGACGGAACGGCACCAGAGAGCCGTCACTGTCCTCCTGCCCGTTGATCTTGGCGTCTTCCCAATAGCGCACTTCGGCGCTCACTTCGATGTAGGTTGCTTGAATGTCAGGCACGGTCATGCCTCCCATATGGGTGTGCGGTTAAGGGGAATGGTTAGGATTGGAGGAGGGCGCGGAGTTCGTCGGCAAGATCGGATGCAATGGATGCACTTGGTGATCCAATCGCGTCGTACTCGATGTGATCCTGCAAGCGCTTCAATAGCTCGATTGGCACCAGCACCTGGTCGGCGGGGATTTCCACCAGCGGAACGCGCCGGTGCTGCCAGCCCCAGAGTTCGGCATTGCATTCCCGCACAGGGTTGGCATCACCAATCTCGATGCGATCCTCGTTTCCGGCACGGGTGTAGACCGTCGCCCAGGCGATGGGCTTCAGCTCAGGCATGGCCGTTCTCCTTCCCCTCGTCGAGCAGGGCACGCAGTTCGTCCAGCGTCACTTCCAGTTCCACGATGGCGCTGTTGTTGTCGCCGATCTCTATGAATTCCACGCCGGAAACTGCAAAGCCCGCAGCACGGTCAGATAGCTTCTGCGCAGACTTCAGCAGATCACGCAACAGTCCCTCGCTCACCACCTTGCCGTTGAGGCGCGCCAGTTCGTCGGCCCTCGGCATGAACGACAGGTCGAGGCGGCACTCACCAAACGAGAAGCTGATCGTGGTAGCAATGCGCCCGTGCTCTTTCTGCTCGTACCCAGTCACCTGCTCTATGGCGAACTCGCGGGTGATCTGATCGACCACAGCTTGTGGTTCGCTCACCTCTTTCGCCCATGGGATGCACACCAGATCGAAATCGGCAGCGAGACTGCCGTGGATGGACAGTGCGTAACCGTGCTGGCGCGCTACCTCGGCCAGTTGTGCGTAGACGCAGGCATATACCGGTGCGTAATTAGCTGGCTTCATGGACCACCTCGTTCAGCATCAGGGCGAGTAATTGCTCTGCCGGGTTCTCGGCGTCACTCCAGACTGCTGTTCCACCACATACTCCCGCTTGGCGCGGCGAACGGACGATGAAGCCAACGCCGTCCTCCGGCTGCACGCGCTCAATGGTCCATCCATCCGGAACCACCACACTTGCGCGCAGGGCTGCGACTTCATCCCTGAGCGCCTGGGACTCGGCCTTGGCCAGCACCAGGTCGGTGATGGCTCGAAGCATCGGATCGATCCCCGGATAGCTGGTGAAGCCGAGTAAGGACATGATCGCGCTCAGGTCGAGCGATGCAGACTCGAATGCGGCTTTGTAGTTGGGCATCACTCGCCTCCCTGCGCCGGCGCGGCGGCTGGCGCCCTACGGCCCGCCTTCAGCGCTTCAGCGTGCTGGTAATACGTGCTGGCGGTGTACTCGTAATGGTCTTGCAGTGCTCGGAGAGCACGGGCCAGCGTTGTTCCATCTGCGGTATGCAACCAGGGCGCCCGCCTCCCGTAGCCAGCGCTCTTCACCTCGTACCGGGGCTTGCCGGAGCTGGCGTAGTTATCGCGGCGCTCCACGCGGAGCGTCGAGAGGCGATTGGAGCCGCTGGATTGAATACCGGTGGCAACAAGCAGCCTTTCGCTGCTGCGGCTCGCGTGAACCGTCCAGTCGTAGCCGGGCATGATCTTGACCAGCTCTGCCCGGAATTCGGCTTGCTTCATGGTCACTCCCCCTTCGCCGGCTGAGGCGCGGCGGCTAGCGGCCAGGAACCCCAGCCCCATGCTTGTTTGTCTTCCGTCGGGTGCTTGTCCGTGCGCGGCCTGCTCGGGCAGTTCCAGCTCCTGCCTTTCACTTCCCACAGCAGGCGCCAACCAGCTGCGCGGAGGCTGCCACCGCTTTCGCTGGCCAGGATGTAGGTCAAGCCCCGTCGATAGCCTTTGTCCTGGGCGATCCTCCGCGCTGCCGCATACAGCATGCTGCAAGCGTTCGGAGTGCCATCGGTGCATAGGCGGGTCACTTCCACTGTCAGGCCGTCATCCAGGGCTCGAGCGACAGGGCGGCCAATCACGGCGACACCGACCAGGTTTCCTTCATCGTCATGGACAGCCTGACGCCAGAGCGCTCCGACCGGCACGTTGTGGTGCCGGTGGTGTTGCCGAATGAAATGGTCGGCCAGGTCTCGAGTGATAGGGCGAAGCTCGATCATTTGTCACGCTCCTGCGCCTCGGATGCGGCGAGCAGCCATGCCGCGAGAATCGCGTCACCTTTGTACTCCAGCAGTTCCTGGCCGCTTTCCTGGCGAATCCATTTCCCGTCAGCAGTCTTCTCGGCAATGCAGAAGTAGCGATCACCTTCGCCATCCCAGTTGTCGCGGTAGTCGATGGCGTAAGTGCCAGGCGCGCACCCATCCGGCACCTGCCCAGCCTGGCCGACCGGGGCTTTGATATGCCCATCAGCAATTAGGATGTATCGGCAGTGGCACATAGGGCAGGCGGCCGCCATGACGTTCTCGCGCTGGCATTTCGGGCACTCATCCTTGACGGGCTCTTTGCCGATCCAGGCGCAGGCGCTACACGTCGCGAAACCATCAGCTGCGTCGTTTATTCCTGAGTGACCACACCCAATGCACTCGCGCGCCTCGACATGGATCGATCCGCGCTCTAGCTCCGGCGCCGGGGAGGGTTGCGCCAGGGCGGCGCGGGCTTGCCAGCCCACCCATCCGCGCTGAATGTTCTCGTTGCAGTACTCGCCGTACCGGGGATCATTCACCGGAAGCGCGTCTCGCACGTGGTGAAGTGGCGCCCCAGGCCACTCCCGGCGCACCCAGGACTCGAACTGCGCGCGCTCGTCCAGATTCTTGTCGATACGCTGCGCCAGGGCCAGGCCCTTTTCGCTTCCATTCCAGATGCAGTTGGCAGCAGTGTGCCATCCCGCACCGCAGAGGGTGCAGGCTTGTTGTTCGGTCATGGTTCGGTCCTCGGCGGGGTAGAGGCGGGTGCCGCGCTCGCCCTGCTGGGCGACGATGGCGGCCTGGATCAGCTGGCGGCCCAGCTGCTGCATCTGGTCGGGGTAGAGCAGGGCGCCCAGGCGGGGCAGGCCGCTGACTTCGGCGATGGGGTTGCCCTGCTGGTCGAGGCGGTGCTCGACGATCAGCTGGATGGGTTGCATGGTGCGGGCTCCGGGATAGGTTCCATCATCTGGCCGACGACATAGCCGACTGCCTCCCACTCGCGCTGTGCCTGCCGGCCGAGCTCGTCGAGCAGAGGCTGGGGAAGGGTGAACGTCCGGGCGCCGATGCCTTTGCGATAGCGCGGGCGCTCCACCAGGTGCCCATCGGCCGCGAGCTTGGCCAGGCGGCGCAGGTTCTTCGCCCGATCGCCAGGCAGGGAGTAGGACTGGATGCCCGTAAGACTGGCGGAATTGGCGTTCCAGGCCTCGAGCTTCCGCCGGCCGCCGAAGTAGTGGTTGAGCAGCCAGGTCTTGGCATTGCGCAGCAGAGCCGCGCGCACGTCATCAGGAAGCTGGTGCATGGGGTGGCTCCTTGGCCGGCGGCGTGCAGCGCAGGCAGTCGCAGGTGCTGGTGGGGCGGCCGGTGCCGCGGCAGAAGGTCGGGCGGGTCATGGCGTCACCCGCTTGAACTCGACCACCCATACCCAGGGGTTGGCGTTCCAGCTGCCGGCACCGTTCAGGTGCTCCCAGAGGAAGCCGAACGCGCCCTTGGCGGTGTCGCCCCAGCAGCCGATATCCGTGCAAGCCCGGCGGGCGTGGTCGCAAGGCTCGCCGCGCACACCCTCTGCCAGCGCCTGCTCCTCGCTGATGTCCTGCAGGCGCTCGACGCGCACGGCAGTGATCTCCAGCAGGATGCGGCTGTCCTTGCGGAACATGTGGATGGCCGGCGTCCACTTCTTCACCTGGCAGTGCGCGCCGTCGTCGACGTCGGTCCGGTAGGTGAGGCGGCAGCCGATGTCGGCGTAGGTCTCGCGCACCCACAGCCGATCGCCTGGCCTCCCGTGCGGGCACCTGCCGGCCCTGGCCAGTTCCTGGGCGCACTCGGCTTCGGTGGCTCCTGTGACCAGGAACCCCCAGCGCGGGTCGTGTTGGCCGACGGCAGACCAGCGAAATGCCGGGTCAGGCTCGTCGTGGCGCTCCTTGGGTATTTGGCTGCCCTTCACCGGCCGGCGCGTCACTGTCTTCCGGCCTTCCAGGATGGCGCGGACCATAGGCCCGCTGAACAGGATGGGGCGTTCCTTCATGCTGCGCTCCTGGCGGGCTCGGTGATGGTGGCGGCCATGACGATCTTCATGCCCAGGTCCACGGCCAGGGCGCGCTCGATGTTGGCGCCGCGGGAAGCGAGCCAGCCCGGGAGCAGGGCGATGGTGTCGCAGGTGACCAGTTGGGCCAGGGCGAGGCGCATGTAGCCGGCCCAGGTGGTGCTGGGCGGCGCGGCGTTCTCGGCCGGGTTCTCGACGTGGTAGCCGAGCTGGCGCAGGCGCGCGGCTTCGGCGTGGAATTCCGGGTAGTTGAACTCCGGCAGGCCTGTGCAAGGCCCTGCAAGATAGATTCGGATCATGAGGCTTTCTGCTCCTGGAGCTTGAGGTGCGCCCAGAGGCGACCGGTCATGATGTGGTTGATGGTTGCCAGGCAGACGCCGTACTCGGCGGCCAGCGCCGCCTGGCTGATGCCGCCGGCGCGGTAGCGCGCGTGAATCTCGCGGACCTTCTGCTCGGTGAGTACCGCCTGGGTATGGGCTGAGCCGCGTTTCGCCTTGGTGATTCGCCGGCCCTTGAGGTCCATGTCCTTCACGTTCTCCTCGTTGGTTCCGAGGAAGAGGTGGGCGGGGTTCACGCAGCGCGGGTTGTCGCACTGGTGCAGGACGCATAGGCCGTGAAAACTGGCGTGATTCGGTATCGGGCCGTTGGCCAACTCGTAGGAGAAGCGGTGCGCGCCGACCATGCTGTTGCGGCGGCTGCCGTCAGGGTTGCGCGCAGGGCCAACGGAGAACTTGCCGTAGCCCTTTCGGTCGGTGGCGGCCGTCCAGATCCAGCAGTCGCCGGACTTGTCGACCTTCGACCAGAAGCGCTCGGCCGCTCGGTTTTCTTCGGGCATGGCTGATCCTCGGCGCCTGCTGGCGCGGAAAAGAGTTTCCGGAAAGGGGTAAGAGATTTCGGGGAGGTCAGGTGGCGGCAGGCTGCTTCTGCGCCAGGATGGCCAGAGCGGCATGGCGGATCATGTAGAGTTCAAGCATCAGCGACTCGGAAGGCATGGTGACTCTGATTTCCCACCAGTCCGGGCCCAGGCCCAGCGTCTCGCAGTGCTCGTTCATGAGCACGCCTGCCTGGTGCTGATCCCCGATGTCGGTAGCTTCAGCGAGCAGGTCTACCCATTCGTCCCACTTCTCGTCGGCGTCCTCCTTTCGAGCCTCTACCCGAACGAAGGCGCGAAGTTCTGCCCATCGACTGCCATCCGGCCCGCGTTCCTTCTCCTCGCGAACCCAGGCTGGCAACTCATCGTAGGCATCGCAGTCAGCCTCATCGGCAATGCGCTGGCAGATCCCATTGATAAGCGCACTGCGGAAGGCGGTCTCGTCGAAGTCTCTTTTCTTGCACTTCTCATCCAGCTTCGAATGGATGTAGTAGCCGACGTCGTCGCCGGCTAGGAAGTCCAGGCCGTAGCCCAGTCCGACGCTGAAGGTTAGGTTGGCAATGTCGCCCACAACTGCGATGCCGTAGCGGGTGAGCATGATGTCGAACGCGTAGGCGCTGGTGCCGGGCCGCTCGCAGCGCCAGACCTTCACGTCATCGGCGTCTACCAGTGGTCGATACTGGTGATTCTTCAGGTACTCGGCGGCCTCAGCCCGGCGCTCTTCGCGCAGCTGCTCGTAAGTCTTCATGGGGTAACCTCGCGCCGTAGTGGCGCAATGGCAGGGAGTGGGGTAGGTCAGGAAGTTGCTTCGAGGTAGGCGGCTATGAACTGCGTCGCCGCTTCAGCATTAATGGCGTTTCCGTAGGCGCGCAGTCGTCCACCTCGATCGGTATCGCCATCAGCCAACGGCTCAATGCCGGGTTCAAGTAAGCGCCTGGTACCGTCGGCTCCTTCCACTTCGATCGCTCCAGACCATGGAGACAGGCCGCATCGGTCAACGTCATCCCCCCATGATGCTGACTGCCTTCCTTTCTGCTGCTCGTCGCGTTTCGGCTGCCGATAGCGTCTTGCGCTGTTGGAGTGGGCCACGATCCACAGCCGTTGCCTGAGATGCGGAGCGCCGACCCCCGCAGAGCAGATATCGAACGCTGAGCAGGCGTAACCCGTTCCTTCCAAATCAGCTTGAACAAGGTCGAGCCACGCGAGGCCAGCCTTGCTCGCAACCTGCTCGCCAAAGATGACGCCAGGCTTTCGCTCGCCGATGAGGTGGTGCCACGCTGGCCACAGGTGCCGCTCATCAGCAAACCCAAGCTGCGCGCCTCCCTCGCTGAAAGGTTGGCAAGGACAGGAACCGGTCCAAACAGGTCGGTTATCTGGCCAGCCGGCGCGGCGAAGGGCGAGAGACCAGACGCCGATGCCGGCGAAGAAATGGCACTGGGTGTAATGGCGGAGGTCATCGGGGTGCACATCCTCGATCGATCGTTCGTCGACGTCGCCTGGCGCGATGTGGCCGGCGGCGATCAGGTTGCGGAGCCACTGGGCGGCGTAGGGATCAATCTCGTTGTAGTAGGCCGACGGCATGGCGTTACTCCTTGTCGTCTTTCGTTACTGAGGCACTGCCGCTGTCAAGGTTGCGAAGCTCCTGAATGGAGATGGCGCTGGTGCCATTAGTGACGGACCAGCTCGGAAGCTCCAGATGGCGGAAGGTCCCGCAGAAATGGCGATAGGCTCCCAGCGCAGCGCGCCGGAATGACTTGGCTGCCACTTGTCCAACGGGGATGTCTTTACCCCCCCCCTGTCAGGCGGAGCTCGTAGACGTTCAAGTCGGCGATACGCTTGGCCGCTGCCCGGATAGTGCTCGGAGCGCAGCAGAACTCTTCTGCGACTTCGCTGACGGGCTTGCTGACCAGGGCGTTGAAGATCAGTTGGTCGCGGCCTGGATTGCGCAGGCCGGCGTAGATGACTGCTTGCATTGGCTTTCTCCAGACAAAGCTCCGCCTTGCCGCGGCCAGCGGAGGGCGTGGGGATGGGGTGGTTAGCGCTTGCCGAACTGAATGCCGTGCTCGGCGGCGATCTTGCGGATGGTGTTTCTATCCAGGTCCATCGCGTCGGCGGTAGCGCTGATGGACATTCCCCGCTCGGCGCAGTAGCGGGCGGTATCGGCGAGAAGGCGACGTTTCTCAGCGGCATTACGCTGGAAGGCCGCATGCGCATTGTCGGTTTGTCCGGGAGTGCGCTTGCGGTTGTTCCAGACTGCATCCTTTTCGCCGGATACGCCGATGGGCACGAAGGCGATTTCGCCACCCGCCGCCAGATACTCGGCCACCTTGCCCGCGATCTGGTAACGGGCTATTTCGAGTGGATGTTGAGCGCGGTAGTCGATGGGGATCATGCTCATGCTGCGCCTCACTTGATCCTGATCGAGCTCTTGGTGCGCTCCAGGTGCGCTCCAGGAACTTCGGTGCCGGCCTTGAGCGCCTTGGCGATTTCAGCCTTGTCCGGCGCGACATCGGTCTTCACCCGCATGAACTCGTCGGGCAGTAGCGATTCGTCGTCCACCACGGCGATCTCTCGGCCTTCAGCGCAGGTAATGGAGAACAGCGGGCAACTGATCTTCTTGATGCCAGCCGCCTCCATATTCTCGCGCAGATAATCCTTCAGCGATTCCTGCCGATTCTTGATGGCGCGCTTGCGCTCGGTCAGGCGTTCGATTTCCTTGTCCAGCGCCTCGACATCGGTATCCATGTTCAGGACGATGACAGCCAGGGCCTTCCCCTTTTCCTCGAACTCGCCCTCGATAGCCTGCATGGTGTCGCGCACTGCGACGGCCATGTCTTCGTCGGCATTTACCGCCAGGGCCTGCAGTTCGCGGAATTGCTCGGTGAGCACGTAGAGTTGGGTCATGCTGCTTTCTCCTCAGCGAAACGCTTGGATTGGTCGGCGAGCTCGCGGGCGATGCGCTTGACGCCGTTGTCGTCTTTGCGAGCGGTGAGCTTGCGGACGGCGACGTCGTGGATCTTCTTTAGCTCGTGCTGGGAATGGGCGCTCTGCATGGTCTCGATGACCGACTTGATGTAGGCAAGTCGTTCTTCCTTCGCCTGGTCCTCGGCAGCCTGGCGATCTTCTGCCTTGGCGATCTGCTCCTCTTCCTTGCGCGCCTCGACGTAATCGCGGTCGTCGAACAGGCCGAGGAATATGTCGGCGCTGAATCCGAGCATCGCCAGGGACTTCTTCACGGCATCCGTCAGCGACTTCTTCGGCGCCTCGGTGTCGGTGGTGATGCCCCACTTGGACTTGTAGGAGAACGGCGTGCAGCCGTACTGCTCGACCTCGCCGCGCTTGCCGTCGAGTTCGAACCAAAGCTTGATGCGCACGGTGTGACCGACTTCGTGCCCGATCAGCTCGTTTGTCTTTTGCCCGTTGGCATCGGTGACCTCACGGAAGATCGGGCCGCCCTGGTCAAAGCGCTCCTCGATGACATTCCAGCCCCAGCCAATACCGACAGGGCCGAACATCTGCGTGGCCTTCATGATCATGTGCTGGCCGCTGATCGAGGTGATCTGCTGGCCATCGACCTTGGCGCTCTTGGTGGCGGAAGGATCGGTCGCCTGGACCTGGTCCCACAGCCGCATGTTATTCGCGTGCATGACTGTTCCTTGCCGCGCGGCGCGCAGCGGGTAGAGGGGAGGGTTATTGGTCAATTAGCTCAGGAACGGACGCCAGCGGCCGTCTGCGTAGACGATCTTCCCGGCCTTGCGGAGTGCTTGCAGGCGGCGATCAGTAACTCGCCATGGGTCATCCTCTGCGAACGCTTTGTTTTCGTCGAACAGGCGGTGTATGAGTGCATTGAATGTGTTGCATCCGTTGCGGATCAGGTTCATCAGTTTCTCGTCGTACTCGGCGTATTTGCTCATGCTGTTCTCCAGATAGAAGGTAGGGGTTAGAAGGGAATCTCTTGTTCCAGCCAGAGTGTCACGCGTTGCATGTTGTCGCAGACGCGTAGATCGGTTGCTGCAAGGACGTAGAACTGATGCCCTGGGCATTTGCGTGCGAGGCGCTCAGCCTCAGCAATCGCAGAGTCTCTGGTCGGGTGCTGGTAGGTAGGCTGGTTTCCTTGAGGGTTCCAGACCATCCAGAACGATGACTGATCCATTTTGACCTCTAGGTAGAAAGGGAAAGCGCTTACGGCGCCACTCGGCCAAGTCGTCCGGGCGTAGAAAAGGGCGCTCCGGGCCTTGGCTGCCGGGGTTTTCACACCTGGCACTATCCGGCTGATCCAGTCGCAGATATCCGGTTTACCGGCCCGCTGCGGACGGGGGCGTGATTGGGTGCTGAGGCGACTCGATGCTGTACCGCCCCGTAATGGAGTCAGCGAACTCGATGGCCTTGAAGAACAGGAGCATGGCAATGATGGCGAGGATCAGGCCGTTGCGGAGGGCTTTCTTCATCATGGCGTCACCATCCCCACAAAAGCCCAGGCGAAGGCCAGAACGCTGCCAAGAAAAAGGCCGCCGAAGATGAGGACTTGGGCGGCCTTGGTAAGGTCGATGGTGATTGTCATGCCGCCTCCTGCGCTGCCATGTACAGCCGGTAGATTTCGTCTTCCTTCGCGCTCACCAGGTCTCCAGCGATGTCGCGCACCTTGTCCTTGCCGATGAAGCAGCGCATGAGCCGCTTGGCTTCGCTCAGGTTGTTGGCTTCGAGCGCGACGATGAGCTGGCCGAGGTTGCATTCGTGGTCACTCGGAAGCGCGTCCTCGGCGGCCTTCTGGAGCTTGATGGCGAGCACGTCGGCCTCCAGCACCTTCTTGCCGGCCACCCTGACGAATCCCTTGTTGATCAGGTCATCGACGCAGACGAAGTGGAGGTTTTCCCATTCGCTGCTCTCAGACCAGGAAGGTGAATCGTCAGGAAGCATCGCGTCATACGCCGTCTGGGCGCGTTGGAGTTTGGCGTTCATGGCGATTTCCTCTCTAGCTTTTCGCGCATCTCTTCCCACTGACGCCGCGTGCAAACGGCCCAGGAGTAGCTGAGGCTGCTGTGGTGTTCGCGCCACTCGACGTTGCGCGCCCACCACTTCCTGGACTTCTTCCCGCCGGCGTAGCACCGCGCGCAACTCCGGTATGTGGTCGGCCACTCGCTGATGTTCTCGGCACACCAGCGGATGAACTGGCGCGCCCGCTCGTTCGGGGCGGGATCGTGGACGTATTTGCCCATGGTCATTTCTCGCTGGGAGAGGGAATTAGGAGCGAACGCCGGGCACTTCCCCCGGATGCGTCAGGTCTGGCTGCGCTAGCCCCTCGACTCGTTCGCTGTTCTGGCCATTCGCCGACTTCAACGAACTCGCCATCGGCATTCAGCTGATGGCGAGTTTTGCGCTGTTGTATTTGCGAAATCCGCTGTGGCGAGACACCATGCTCGCGCGCCAGTGAAGACAGACTTCTAGTCGTGTCCGAGCGAATTTCAGAGACTTCAGCATTAGTTAACTTGGCGGCAGGATTGAGCTCTCCTGGCTGTCCTGGATGTCTGGCTCTCCCTCTGGAAATCATGTCTCGCATGTTGTCGGTCTGCGTTCCGAGCTCCAGATGATCAGGACGAACACACAGGCTGTTATCGCATTTGTGCCTCACCAACATCCCAGCGGGGATTGGTCCATTCGCGATCTCGAAGCTAACTCTGTGCGCAAATGCCGGGCGACCATTCACGTTCATTTGTCCATAGCCCTCAGGCTTAGTTGATGCGCCCCATTCCCAGCACCCTTCTTCTGGCCTGTTTGGGACCTTCTCCCAGAAACGTTCTTCTACGGTTTTCATTAATCGCACTCCACAAACTCACCGTTCTTATTGAGAACGTAGAAAACATCCGGCTTGATGCCGTCCTGGCCGGCGATGGCTGCCTTGATGTGCACGATTCGGCCGTAGTCATCGCCTTCCGCGTCGGTATCGCGGTAGCAGAGAACGATGGCGCTTCCCGTAGAAGCCTTGGCTTTGCCTTCGATGCCGGCGGCCATCGCCACCGAGTGCATGCCGGTGCTCGACGCCGCGCCCTGGTAGCCGGTGCTCGACGCCGCGCCGTAGTTGCCGGTGCTCGACGCCGCGCCGCGGTTGCCGGTGCTCGACGCCGCGCCGTAGTCGCCGGTGCTCGACGCCG